AAAACAAGATGGATTAGATTTATTGTCGAGTACATTATTGTGGACAACAATGGAAACGTTTTTACCTGACTGGGCTAAGAAATTAATACGACATCAAAAAGATTATACTCACATTAAATTATGTGATATAGAATCTATAAAAGAGTTTCCAATTAAAGTGATGTATAATTTACTTATACTATTACTCAAATTATCTAAACGGTTAAATGTTGATATTGGTGTTGGTAAAGTTAAATCATATATGGAAGCTTCTTGCGGATATATTTTATGGCCTGAGTTGGAAACATTCAAAGAAATGGTTCTGCAATATCGAGTTAACAAAAGAGTAATTTTGGACAATGAATTTAAAGATAAGTATTTAATGTTATATAAAAAATTCAAATTAATAATTGATACTGATGAAATATTGAATAATACTCAACATAAGATTATTTGGGTTGAAGCAACTAATGTTTATAAAAATATTCGTGCATATGAGTTAACTACTCGTGTTGAACCGACATGGCTTAATTTTGCGGGTCCGGCTGGAACTGGTAAGACTACTCTGATGAACATGATAACACAACTCATGGCAAATAATGGATACTCCGTCATTTCGCATATTGTGCGACAAAGTGCTAATTCAAATGATTATTGGGATAGCTATAATAATGAAGATATAGTTGTCATAGATGATATAGGAGTAGATGGAGTAGATGGTTACCGCAGTATGATAAATTTGGTTTCAGCTTCACGTGCACCATTGGATTGTGCTGAATTAAATAATAAGGACACAAAATATTTTACATCTCCATTTATTTTATCAACTACAAACAATTTTGATAATTTGGTACATATACATACTAATGCAGATACCATAAAAGACTTGACAGCCTTAATGCGGCGACCATTTGTGATGAATTTTGATGAAATAGTTTTCTTAAATGGATCTTGGAAAGGATCACTTAAAATTCAAAAATATAGATTTGAAAATAATAAGTGTATTCCTTATATAATTGATACGAT